GGGCGTCGTGTGGCTTTTCGCTGCCGCGACGAGCTACTGGGTGCTCCTGATGTGGGGCGTCGGGCCGTTCCTGGCCTACCACACCACCGTGTTCGGCCTGCTGTACGAGGCCAACCAAGCGATTCGCAAAGAGGGCCAGCCCGAACTGCTGGACGCCGTTGCAACCGCTGCGCCTGGCTGGGTGGCGTGGGGCGTGATTGAGGCGCTGAACCGCTGAACCATGACCACGCACATCACCGATGACCGTCAGGCCGCGCTGCGCGTGGGCTATGAGGCTACGGATTGGCATGTGCCGATGGAAGAGGCGACGTTCCGTATGTGCATGGAGGGCTGGCAAGTGCAGGCCTTGGTGCGAGACAATGAAACGATTGGCGCCGTGTTCCGGCGTGGTGACGAGCTGCACCTGAGCATCTTGCCAGGCTGGCGTTGCCGGTGGGCGACGAAAGGGCTGCTGCGGCAGCTGTTCGGCAATACGACCACGCGCACGCGCGTGACGCCCGGGCATGAGTATTACATGCACGACATTCTGCGACGGCTGGGATTCGTGCAGCTCGACTCGGGCGAGTTTGTGAAGGGGCATTGATATGGGCATCGAAACCGCACTGCTTGCCAGTGCCGCAGCAACGGCGCTCGGATCTGGCATGCAAGCCAGCGCGGCGCGTTCGGCAGCTCGCACGCAGGCCGGCTCCGCGTCTGAAGCCATGCGCCAGCAGCGCGAAATGTTTGACATCCTCAACGCGCAGCAGGCTCCGTACCGAGAACTCGCCGCAGGCGAAGGCGGCGCGCTGAGCCGTATCCGCGATCTGCTGCCGATGCTGACAAGCCCGGTGACGGCGCAGGACATCCAGAACATGCCGGGGTATCAGTTCGGCATGCAGCAGGGCTTGGGCGCTGTCGGTCAGGCCATGAATGTCGGCGGCGGCGGCAGCAACGTGGACCGCGCCCGTCAGAAATTTGCCATTGACTACACGATGGGCCAGGCGTTGCCGGCGTACCTGAAGCAGCGGGAGAGCATATATAACACGCTGGCGGGCATCGCTGGACTTGGACAGACCGCCACGCAGGCGTCTGGTCAGGTCGGCATGGGCACGGCTGGCGCGCTGTCGCAGCTGGGCATCGGTGCCGGCACGGCACTGGCCGGCGGGCAGATCGGCGCGGCGAACGCGATGGCGGGCGGGTTGCAGGGCATCGGGAATCTCGGGTTCATGTATAACCTGATGCGGCCTCAGCCTGGAGCGATGGCGCCCGTTGAGACGGCGGTGCCGATTCCGGTTGAGCAAATCGGGCCGTCCGATATCCGACTGAAGACCAACATCACCCGCGTGGGCACGCGCCCCGATGGTCTGGGCGTCTACGAGTTTGAGTACGTCTGGGGCGGCCCGCGCCGGCTCGGCCTGATGGCACAGGAAGTGCGCGAGGTGTACCCTGACGCCGTGATCGAGATGGCGGGAGGGTTCTTGGCGGTGGATTACGGAAAGGTCTAACATGGCCGACCTCAGCATGACTCCCGTTGCCACGCAGATTCAGCCCGTGCGCCCGATGACGCTGGGCGAGATGCTGAACCTCGCGTCGGGATACCAGCAGTTCCAGCAGGCGGGGCAGATGAACCCGCTGCTGCTCGAGGCCCAGCGGCTGCAGGTTCAACAGGCGCAGGCCGTGAACCCGCTGTTGCAGCGCCAACAGGAGGTGACGACCCGCGTGGCTGAAGCCACCGAGCAGCCGCGAATCGCTCAGCAGGTCGCGCAGACCGGAACCGCACAGACGCAGGAGCAGCAGGCGCGGTTCGCGCTCAGCGGCGACAAGCGCACCGCTGCGCTGAACATCGCGGGCGCGTTTGCGGTTGATCCGCGCATCGTGAATCCGAAGACGCCCGAAGATCAGATCGGCGCGCTGACCGAGGCATTCGATGCGCTTGAGGCGCGCGGTCTGACTCGAGCCGAGGCACTGCGCAGCATCTCGCCGTTTTTCACGATGGCGCAGGCCCAGCCGGGGCAGCTGTCGACCATGCTGCAAGCCGCCGTGCGGCAAGGCGTGGGCACCGCTGGGCAACTGCCGCTGCAGACTCCCGCGCTTACCACGCAGTTCGGCGGTCAGCCGGCTGCGGTCATTTCCGGCGCGCTTGGCACCACTCAGGTGCAGCCGGTGCAGATGCCGGGAGCGCCCGCGCCGATGGCTGCGCCTCCTGCTGGCGCTCCTGGGGCGGCTGCACCGACCGGCATGGTGCTGCCGTATCCCGTCCGTCAGGCCGGCGTGCCGTTTGCGATGGTACCGAGCGAGCAGGCCGACACCGAAGCGGGCATCAAGTACCGCAGCGGCTTGGTGGCGGTGCAGCCTACGCTGGTGACCTCGAGGCGAAACATTGAGGAAGTGCTGAAAAAGGCTGGCGACATGACCGACACCAACATTTTTCAGAGTGGATTCGCGGGCGATCTGGAACGCAAGTTTCGCTCATTCATCGGCGACCCCCGCTACAAGGAACTGAGCAAAGACCTCGCCAACATCCAGATCAGCATGCTGCAGGCCAGCGGTGGCAGCATGCAGACGGACGCCGGCAAACAGCTCATGGCGGTTGCCAACGGTGACGAAACTTACCCGCCGCAGGTGCTCATTGCCATCGCGCGGCGCACGGCTGCGGACATCACCAAGATGGACCTTGAGGCGCAGGCTGCGCAGAAGTTCGCCCAGCGGTTCGGCGACAACAACCTCAAGGCGTTTCAGCAGGCGTGGACCGCAAATGCTGACTCGCGTATCTTCGAGGCCATGAACATCATGCGTGATGTGACCGACTCGAAGGCGCGCAAGGAACAGATTGACAAGCTGTTCGGCAGCGATCCGAAACGCCGGCAGGAATACTTCGACCGATACCAGCGCCTGCAGCGCCTGGTGCAAACGGGGTCGGTGCAGTGAACGACGAACTGGGCGCGCTGATTCTCGGCCAGCAGCCGGCCCGCGCACCGGCACCTGCACCTCGGGCCGCAACTGCTGCTGCGCCTGCGGCGTCTGCTCCTGCGGCGGCCTCGCCGATGGACGAGCTCGGCGCGCTGATTCTCGGGCGCCAGCCTGCCGCACCAGCACCCGCCGGTCGGCCCGCCCCGACGCTGGCACCGCCCCAAGAACAGGGCCTTGCCGAGCTCCGCGATGTGGTTAGCCGCATGCGCGAGCGCCTGGCCGACACCAAGCCGAACACGCCGACGCACCGGCGCGTGCAGACCGACATTCTGGAGGCCGAACGCGAAATCGCCCGCATGACGGGCGCTCCGATGCCGGCACGGCCAACGCCTGCCGAGCAGGCAGCAGTGCCCAGCGTCGAATCTCGGGCGCCGTCGAACGTCATGAACCTCGCCCGCCGGCTGTTCGGCGGGGTTGAGGCCGCTGGCACGATGGTGGGCGGCGTGGCTGCGTCGGTCCCGGCTGGCTTGGCTGGCCTGTACAAACTTGCCACGACGGGCAGCCCGGAGCAGGCGGCGCAGGCCGTGGAGGCCACGCAGAGCGCGATCATGGGCCGACTGACCCAAGGCATGATTCCCGAGGGCCAGCGTGCTGCCGAAGCCATCGGGCGCGGCATGGAAACCCTGAATGTGCCGGCTCAGCAGATCGGGCTGGCAACGCTTGGTGGCACCGGGTCGCCTGCGGCCGCGACGGCAGCTGAGATCATGCTGAACCCGCTGAACCTAGCGGCTGGCGCGATCCCGGCGCGCGGCGCGATTGCCGCTCGAGGAGCGCGGCCTGCTGCTGTGCCGCCCGGTGCGCCGGTTACACCTGCTGCGCCTGGTGCTGTGCTGCCGGGCGGCGCCACGATCCTGACGCCCGAGCAGACTATTGCGGCGCAGACCGTGCCGACGGTTGCCGAGCGCGTGGCTCGAGCGCAGCAGATGGGCGCCCCTGCGGTGCCTGCAACTGCTGGTGTTCCGGCCGCTGCCGGCGGCATGGCGGCACCGGCTGCCGTGGCTGGCGCTGCCGGCGTCACGGGTCAGCCTGCGCCGTTCGGGTCCGTGGGGGCCGCCGCCGCCACACGGGGTGCAACGCTGGATGCGGCGATTGCGATGGCGACGCCCGAGCTGCGCACCACGCTGGAAACGGTGCGCGCCCGTGGCGGTCGGATCAACCAGCAGGCGCTAGACCGGCACCTTGAGGCCGACAGCCTGCCGATTCCGGTGCGTCTCACGGAAGGTCAGGCCACGGGCGATATCGTCAAGATTTCCGACGAGTTCAACAAGCGCGGCCAGCCCGGCGGCGAGGCCATCGCGTATCGGCTAAAGTCGCAGAATGATGCGCTGCAGCAGAATCTGGTCGCCATCCGCGACGCCGCCGCACCGAACGTCTACGGCACGAACGTCGTGGAGAACGGTCAGTACCTCATCAACGCTTACAAGTCGCTGGACGATGCACGCAACCTGCAAATTCGCGGGCTGTACAAGCAGCTTGAGGATGCGGCTGGCGGGAGGTTCCCGGTAGATGGCAAGGCGTTCGTCGTAGATGCCGACAGATTGCTCGGGAAGAAGCTCAAGTCCGAGTTTCTGCCGGCCTCAATTCGGCGGCAGATGGATCGGTTCCGCGAGGGCGAGCCGATGACGTTTGAGCAGTTTGAGGCGCTGCGCACGAACCTAGCCTCGGAGATCCGCAAGGCCGAGCGCGCCGGCGACGGTAACGCTGAGATGGCGGCGTCGCTGGTGCGGCAATCGCTCGAGAATCTGCCGATGAAGGGCGCTGATGCGGTGCGTCTGAAGGCGCTGGCCGATCAGGCTCGAGCAGCGGCGAAAGATCGGTTCCAGATGCTGGAGCGTGATCCGGCATACAAGGCCGCCGTGAACGACAAGGTGGCCGCCGATGATTTCGTCAACAAGTTCGTGATCTCGGGTAAGAAAGCCAACATCGAGCAGATGGTGCAGCAGTTCGGGCGCGGCTCGGATGCGCATCAGGTCATGGCGGCCGGCACCATCAACTGGCTGCGCGGCAAGGCCGGCATCGTCGGCGAGGCTGAAGGCAATTTCTCGCAGGCGGGCTACAACAAGGCGCTTCAGACGCTGGAACCTCGTCTGCTTGACCTGATGGAAGCCGAGCAGGCCAACCAGTTGCGCACGCTGGGCAATGTGGCGCGGTACACGCAGCAGCAGCGCACCGGGTCGTTTGTGGGCACCTCAAGCACGGCGACGGCGCTGCTGCGCGCAGGCGTCGGTAAGGCGGTAGGCGCGGTCGAGCAGGCCGTACCCGTGGTTGGCCCGCTGGTCGGCGCTGGCCGCGAAGCGATGGCAAAACGTGCCGCACAGCAGGAGATCAGCAAGATGCTCGAGGTCGGCGCTGGAATCGAAGCCCCCAAGAAAGGCAAGAAAGTGAAGGACATTGCAGCCGAGGGCGCGAAGCCATGACTCTCTACGAAGGCCCCGAGCGGCGAGACGCCGCGCTCACCGAAGACCGGGTGAAGCTCATGATCGCGGAGGCCGTGCAGCAGGCGCTCACGAACCACGAGCAGCACCTGATGGCGCACATGGATCGGCAGTTCGCCTCGCTGCGGCAGACGTTCGCCGAGGCGTTCCCGGGCGGGGATCCGCATGGCCATCGCATCGCGCATGAGAAGGCCATCGCCAACGCGGGCTGGTGGGACAAAGTCAAGAGTGACGCCTTCGCCAAGACGGCCTCGCTGGGCCTGTGGGCCGCGCTGGTGTTCTTGGCTGTGGGGGTGTGGGAGCATGTCAAGAACGAAGTGAAGAGGTGAGCATGGAAGACATCCTGAGCGGCGGCATCCTGGGCTCGGTCTTCGGCGGGCTGTTCCGGCTTGCGCCTGAGGTCCTGAAGTTCTTCGACCGCAAGAACGAACGCCAGCACGAGTTGTCGATGTTCGACAAGCAGTGCGAGCTGGAGAAGGTTCGCGGCTCGCAGCGCATGCAGGAGATCGGTGCGCAGCACGCGATGGCCGTGGACGTCGGTGTCATGGACGCCGTGACAGCGGCGATCAACCAGCAGGCCGAGATGGTGAAGGCCGCCGGCAAGGGCTGGGTGGCCAGCCTGTCGGCCAGTGTGCGGCCGGTGGTGACGTACTGGCTGCTCTTCGTCTGGTCGTTCATTCACGTCTGGTTCGCTTGGAGCGCTTACCTCGCCGGGGCGTCCCCGAAGGAAGTGTTCCTGACCATGATGACGGCCGACTTTGCGGCGCTGGTGGCCGGCACTTTCAACTACTGGTTCCTCGATCGGACTCTGAAGCAGCGGGGGCTTGCGTGAACCTGGACGTCGCGGTCGCGCTGTGCAAGCAGTTTGAGGGGCTGTTCCTCAAGCCCTACATCTGCCCGGCCGGCGTACCCACGATCGGCTACGGCGCGACCTACTACGAGGACGGCCGGCGAGTGTCCATGGACGACTCGCCGATCACCAAGGAGCGGGCCGAGGAGCTGCTGCTGTGGGAGCTGCGCAAGGTGTCCTCCGCGGCCGTGGTACGGCTGTGCCCCGAGCTCTTCGCTTGGAGCCTTACAAACGGCTCCTGGCGGGCTTTCAACGCGATCACGGACTTCACCTTCAACCTGGGCTCAGGAAGGCTCCAGACGTCCACTCTGCGGCGCAAGCTGCGCGCCCTGGACTGGGATGGTGCCAAGGAGCAGCTTGTGCTGTGGAATCGCGGCGGCGGCCGGGTTTTGCCCGGGCTGGTTCGCCGGCGCGCGGCCGAGGCGGCGCTGCTAAGCTAGTGCCTCTCCTGCGGCAACCCACGCAGCAGCTCCCGGTACGCCACCAGCGCGCAGGCGACGTCCTGCTGCGTGAAATCGAGCAACATCTGCAAGCGCTTGACCTCGGTGTCCTGCTCGCGTAGACGCTGCTGGGCGTCGTAGGCGAACTGGACGAGGCTCTCTTTGCTCCAGCTCTCGAAGTCGGCCATCACATGTTCCCCGCCACCACGAGCACGATGACGCAGAGCGCGCCGACCGCCGCTATGGCGATCAGCGCATCGTCGATCACGACCCTGAGCATATCCTGCTCGGGCTCGTCGGGGATGCCGACTTCGGTGGCCGCTTCGGCCGCTTCTGGGTGGCGACCTTGCTGGTCGCATCCGCGTGGAATCATGGCGTGATCTCCTTGAACAATTTCGCCTCTGGCCCGCACGGCCCATCCGGTAGCCTGGCGTCGATACAGTACCCTGACCCGTGCGCGCCGCCCTGGCGCAGCATCGTGCAGCGCAGGATCGTCTCGCCTTCGTAGGGTCGGGTCAATAGGGCATTCCCGCAGCGTTGGCACTGCTCGCGCTGCTGCCACCATAGCTCGGTGGCCGGGTGGACGCGCAGGAACGTCTCAGAAAGAAGGGTTGCCATACTCTTCGTCATCGTCGGGAAGCTGGATGCCGTGGCGTGCGAGGCGGTCGACGGCTTGGGCGCGGATGGCGGCACTGCACCTCCGAGCCTCAGCCCCATTTCGGATAATCAAGTATTGCTTATCCACAGCGGCTTTGTTTGCGCTTTCGGCCACGGCGTCGCACACCTTCGCACACGCATCGCGCTCGGCTGCGGCACCGGCCTCGTAGGCCAGCTTGGCGAAACGGGCAAGTTCGTCAACTGTTGTCACAACATCGGTCAGCATCCCTTGCATTCCAGCCTTCCGCGCCATGCGGATGATGTCGTCGCGGTCGGTCATGTCTTGCTCCTCTCCTGAATCATGGCGCGGGCCACGGCGTGCGCTTGTCGCGCCAACTCGTCTACGGTTCGATAATTGACCGCAGGCCGCGCCAGTATCCCAATCAGCGCCTGTCCTGCATACCAATCGAGCAGGCTCATCCCATGCTCATGCTCGGCCAAATCGAAGTGCTGGGCGGGGAAGGCCCACCCTCCGGCGTCTTTCATGTGCGACTCCTCTCAGGCCAATCAGCGGGCCGGTCGGTCCATTGGATTTCGTCTTGGTCTGTGGCTTTGAAGCACGCGGCCCTTGCGACTTCTTCGGCAGAGGAGTCAGGCCACGCCGCTGCCGACCACCATTCGCCGTTCCACCAGCGATGCGCGTTGGGGTTGTAATAGCTACTCGCAGGCCACCAGCCGATAGATGGCGGCGGGCCTTTGTGCCATGTTGTCATGTGTTTCGCTCCTTCAGCGCGGCCTCGATGGCGCGGGCAAAGCTATACGGTTTGTAATCGCTGCGCAAAGATGACGGGAATAGCGCGCTGATCTCATCGTCCGTCAGCCCTCGCCACTCTCGGCGGGGTGGGTGGGTGTAGAGGGGTATCTTCCACTTCAGGCTTTGCGGAGGAAACTGAAACCGCATTGTTGTGTTCATCCTGATTGAACCGTATGGCGATTCCAGCCACGCCACCGGCTGCTCCGGCTGCTCCCGCATCTCGTCCTCGGCCTTGATGCGTCCCTCTCGCAAGCCCAACTTGAACCCATCGTTCACGCCACGCCGGTACTCGGACATGGGCATGTCTGCAATGCGCTGCGTCACTTGAGGGGAGGGGGCAGACTGCCACCCCCCTTCTGGCTCCTCCTGACCAACTTGTAAGGATTCCTTACCAGTTGCCTGCTCCGGCTGCTCCAGCGCGGACTCAAGCGTGGCGATCAGATCGTTCAGTTGCACAGCGTCTATGTCGCGGCCACTACTCCACTTGCCCAACGCCTCCAGCGCCTGCTGGGCGGCTTTCTTCAAGTCGCTCATTCCCCAGCCTCCTTCAAATAACCCGTCAACCTCTTAATCTTGCTCTCGTAATACTTCACCATGCCATCCGCGTATTCCCTACTCGACTGCGCCGAGAGCAGCCCGCGCTTGGCGTCCTCCAGCTCGCGGGCGGCGAGGACCAGGGCGGCGGGTGGCGTGAACCACCCTCGGACGATTTCCAACGCTCTCATGCTCTGCTCTCCTGACTGTGGCGGCACCTGGCCGCGTATTCCCAAACGCTCGAGCACTGCACGATCTCAGGGTTCTCGGCCTGCACGCGGCAGGTCGTCCACTTCGCCCATCTGTTGCACGCGCTGGGCCTGACGAACCCGATCACGCGCAGATTCGACAGATACGTGCGCGCCGATGCCATCTGCACGCCGAGCTCGACGGCCAGCTGCTGCGCGGTGCATGGCTCAAGGCGCTTGACTGCCTCGAGGGCGTCGAGCATGCGGGGGGTTACGTGCGTGGCGTTCATGCTGCGGCCCACCTCACGAGCCACCACGCCAGGCCGGAACCGATGGCGATGGCCAAGGCGATGTCGGCCAGCGGGCGGCGCTGCGGCCGCTGCTCGCGGGTGTACGGGTGGCGGTCATACATGGCGGTTCCCCTCGTATCGGGTACGCATCTCGTTGAACTCGTCTGCCACGCTGCGGGCGGACTGCTCGGTGCGGCAGTCGGCTACCACTGTCATGGCATCGACGCCCGCGATCTGGCGCACGACGAGCCAGCGCTCGCCGACCTTGCGCACACTGTATGGCCCCGCTTGGGGCTCGGTGGTGATGTCAGATCGGATCATCGCTGGCCTCCACGGTCTGAGCGTCGCGGATCTGCTGGGCGCGTTGCTTTGCGGCGTCGGTGATCTCGGCTCGGAGGTCGGCCGGCAGCGTGCGGATGCGGGGCTTGAGGGCGTTCAGGGCTTCGACTGTCTGCGCGGCGTCGATGGCGGCGAGGAGGTCGGCGGGTTCGGACTCGGGAGCGGCAGGAACGATTTCCACGACCTGCTGGCGCGAAGGCGGGGCCATGTCGTGCGCTTCCTCTTCGGTGTACGCGCCGACAACCACGCCGGGAAACACCGTGCGGATGCCTTCGGATACCACGCGGGCGCGCAGCATCTGGCGCGGGTACTGCCGCCATGTCGGGTTCTTCGTCAGCCCAGCGCGCTCGGCCATCGCGTATGTCCATTCAATCTCGACGCTGCCGCCCTGCGGATGGGCAAACGTGCCAGAGACGGTCTGCTCGGTGTATGTGCCCCAGCGCACCGACCCGCCTGCGGCCTGAAACCGGGCCAGCATGGCGTCGGCCTTGAGGGCGGGCCTGCCGTTGATGATGTGGAACTCTTGCACCGCCTTGGCTGGGTGCATGCCCTCAGCCTGCGCGATAAGCATAAGGGCCATCGCCTGCTCTGGGGTTTTCATGCCGAACAGGCCGGACTTGGCGACCGATGCGGCCATGCGTTCAATTTCAGAGACGGGTACGAGAGCAGTCATATGTGTGACTCCGGTGGGTGATTTATGGTTTCCTTGGCGCTAGAACCAAATTTGCCTCTAGCGCCAAACAGGATCAAAACGAGGTCTTCGCCTGCAGCTTCTGCACGATGGCATCGACCTCGCCTAGGAACGTGATGATCTCGCGTTCCAGGCCCGCGATGAATTCGGGATTACGCTGAACCCGCTGGACGTAGAGCTGCAGGTCGGCGGGCATGCGCGGGTCGAACGACACGAAATCGCACCACTCGCGGCCGGTGATCCACATCTGCCCCTGCACCTGGGCCATGTGCTCCTCGGGCATCCCGGAGAGCCAGGTCTCGAGATGCACGGCGCTGTTGAATGGGCACTTGATCTCCACTAATCCGGTCGATGCCATGTCTTCGGTGACGAGCCCGTCCGGGCTGCAGCCCACGGCCAGCGTCGGGTGCTGGACGAAGCCGACAGCCTCGACGTTGACGAGGTGCGCCTCGTTGTACGCCTGCAGCGCGAAGGGCTCCTGATCGGTGCCCCATTGCATCGCCATCGTGCGGGCCACGGGCGCGGGCTGGCCGGTCAGGCGTTCGATGACTTGTTGCCAGAGGTACGTCGTGCGGGCGGCAGTGGGGAGGCCCTTCTGGGTCTTCGACAGAACGTGCTTCATCTGCGATGCCGTGACCTTGCCCACGCGGGCCTGCAGCCACTCGTCGGTGCGTTGCTCAAGGGTGGTGGTGTCGGTGGTCATGCGGCCTCCTGGGCGAGAGCGACGGGCGCGGGCATCTCGATGGCGAGGCCGACCATCAGATCGCCGAACAGCGTCAGGAGGAACCTGTGCCCCTTGTCGTCAACGATTTCGATGGTGCGCACGAAGTACTCTTCGCACGGGGCGTATCGGTGGCGTTCGGTGCGCACCGGGCCGGCCTTGATGGCCGAGACGTTGTGGATGCTGATGCTGGTGGTCATGCTGGGTTACTCCTCGTTGTAGGTGGGGTTCGCCGCTTCGTACAGCTCGGCGCTGCGCTCAGTAATCTCGTCCTTGCGGGCCGCCTGGAAACGATCCCGCAGGAACATCCTCGCAAACGTCGCTTGCCGGTCGGTGCCGGTCATGATGCAGGCCAGCAGCACGGCGGCAGGCGCGTCTTGCAGCTGGGCGTCGGAGATCAGGTGCGTCTCGACGGGCTTGCTGCTGGCATCGTCGTTGCAGACGTTGCCCAGCCAATCCACCACGGCGGCGGCGGTGCTGGCGATCTGCTCGGCGGCGATTTCGTCAGCCTCCCATTGGGCGAGGCCATCGTCTTCGATGCCGATTTCGCGGGGGTCGTTGGCGACGATGTGCGCGGGCCACGTGGCGTTGTCGCCGGGGCCGAGGGTGGTGTAGTGCATGGGGGCTCCTGTTGCGTGTCGGGGTGACACTGGCCTGCCTCGGGGCAGGCCGCTGGCACCGCAGCGGGGGTGTGGCTAGGCCGCCGTCTTGATGCAGCCACCGTTGGTGAAGTGTGCGTCGATGAAGTCAACCTGCATGCCGGTGGAGCCGAACGCCTCGCCGGCCAACGTGTAATCGCACATGTTCCAGAACAGCCGCTCACCGCTCCCGTAGGCGGTCACTTCTGAAATCGTGCCCTTGTGGCCGTGGTTGGTGATTACTGTGTCGCCAATCTTGAACAACGTGATTCCACGCTCGGCGGCTTGTTGTTCAGCGACTGAGGTGGTTTGCTTGCCGTATGCCATGTCGTGCTCCGGTTGGTGTGTCGATGGACTGAACTATAAACGATCCGTTTATCCCGTCAACCCCTATTCCGACAGAATAGCAGGGTTTTACGCCATGCACGATGCGCGCCCATTCCAATCCCTATCCACGCCGTGTTACAGTCCCATCCCATGACGATATCACCCCCACTGGCTCACAGCGTGAGCCACCACGCACTGCACCCTGACTCCGAAATCATCGACAACCTCGGCGGCCCGACTGCTCTGGCGCGCAGGCTCGGCTACGGCTCGGGCGGCCCGCAGCGGGTGGCGAACTGGAGGAGGCGAGGCATCCCGGCGCTAGTGAAACTGCAGCACGCCGGGGTGTTTCTGACGGTGGCGTTCGTGGGTTCACGGTGACGATTTATCAACGCGGCAAGGTGCCGCATGGAAGGAGAGAGAGTGCAAAACCAATCGGCGTCAGACTACGCCGCGTTCCTTGACCGCAAGGCACAGATAGACGGAGAGCACGGGTTCGCGCCTTTGGCGATGCCATCGTGGCTCTTCGACTTCCAGGCCTCTCTGGTCGAGTGGGCGCTGCGCAAGGGCAGGGCCGCGATCTTCGCGGACTGCGGGCTGGGCAAGACTGCCATGGAGCTGGTGTGGTCAGACAACGTGGTGCGCAAGACGAACGGGAACGTTCTGCTGCTCACTCCGCTGGCCGTGACGCACCAGATTCAGGCCGAGGCAGAGCGGTTTGGGATCGAGGCCAAGGTTTCGCGCGATGGCACGGTGCATCGTGGCATCACGATTGCGAACTACGAGAAACTCCACCTGTTCGACTCGGACAACTTCGTCGGCATCGCGTGTGACGAGTCGAGCATTCTCAAGAGCTTCGACGGTGCGACCCGGTTGGCCATCACGACCTTCTCGCGCAAGCTGCCGTATCGCCTGCTCGCTACCGCGACGGCTGCGCCGAACGACTTCACCGAACTGGGCACATCCTCCGAGGCGCTTGGATACCTCGGGCACATGGACATGCTCAATCGGTTCTTCAAGAACGATCTGAACAACAGCGCCACCGGTCGCATGCGCGGTGAGGTTATCAAGTGGCGGTTGAAGGGGCACGCGGAGCTACCGTTCTGGCGCTGGGTGTGCTCGTGGGCTCGCGCTATCCGCAGGCCGTCCGATCTGGGGTTCGATGACACGCGCTTCGTGCTGCCGGAACTGATCGAGCAGGAACACATGGTAGAGGCGAACACACTTGCCGACGGCATGCTATTTGCGCTTCCGGCTGTTGGCCTGAAGGAACAGCGAGACGAGCGCAGGAGAACCATCGACGAACGGTGCGAGCGCGCGGCTTCGCTGGTGCGCGACACCGGCCAGCCTGCGATGGTATGGTGCCACCTGAACGCGGAAGGCGACATGCTCGAGCGCCTGATTCCTGACGCCATTCAGGTCAGCGGTTCGGACTCCGATGACGCGAAGGAGGAGAAATTGCTCGCCTTTGCGCGCAACCAGGCCCGCGTGCTGGTGACGAAGCCGGCCATCGGGGCATGGGGTCTGAACTTCCAGCACTGCGCGCACATGACCTTCTTCCCGTCTCACTCGTTCGAGCAGTATTACCAAGGTGTGCGGCGCTGCTGGCGCTTCGGTCAGAAGCGTCCCGTGCATGTGGACATCATCACCACGGAGGGTGAGCGTGGCGTGCTCTCCAATCTGCAGCGTAAGGCCACGCAGGCCGACCGCATGTTTGCCAATCTCGTGTCCGAGATGAACGCGGCTCTTGCCATCGAGCGCGCGTCGAAATTCACCCAACAACTGGAGGTGCCGTCATGGCTTGTCGAGACCAAGTGATTACGGATCGCTACGCGATCTACAACGGTGACTGCGTGGAGGTACTGCAGGCGCTTCCGAAGGAAGCTGTGCATCTGTCGGTCTACTCGCCACCGTTCGGCGGCCTGTACCACTACAGCAGCGACGACCGCGATCTGTCGAACTGCTCCGACTACGGCGAGTTTATGGATCAGTATGCGTTCGTCGTGCAGGAGCTGGCGCGCGTGACGATGCCGGGTCGTATGTCCTGCGTGCATGTGATGGATGTGCCGCGCAGCAACAGCGGGACGGATAGTTACATCGACTTTCCGGGCGATGTGATTCGGTTGCACGAGCGCCTGGGGTGGCACTACGCCGGCCGGCACATGATCTGGAAAGAGCCGCTCGAGGTGCGCCTGCGCACCATGCAGAAAAACCTAGCGCACGCCTCGCTGTGCGAGGACTCGCTCGATTGCGGAGTGGCGAGTGGTGATTACCTGCTGCTGTTCCGGCGCGCTGGCAAGAACCCTGTCCCGGTTGCACATCCTGTGGGCATGCTGGATTACGCGGGCGAACGCTCGCCTCCGGCCGATGTCCTGTCGTACCGAGGCTGGACAGGTAAGCAGACAGAAAACCGTTTTTCGCACTGGATCTGGCGTCAGTACGCCGATTGCATGTGGGATGATGTGCGGTTCAATCGCGTCCTGCCGTACCAAGAGGCGCGCGACAGCGAAGACGAGAAGCACGTTCACCCGCTGCAACTGGATGTGATCGAGCGATGCGTGGTCCTGCGCAGCAACCCTGGCGAGACGGTATTCACGCCGTTCATGGGCGTCGGTTCCGAGGTGTATGTTCCGGTTCTGCTGGGGCGGCGCGGCATCGGCGCGGAACTGAAGCCCAGCTACTTTCGGCAGGCTGTGAAGAACGTGGCGGCGGCCGCGCAGGGTTTCAGGTTCGACGCTCAGACCGAAGACCTCTTCGCATGACCCGCCGCCGCGAAACCCTCCGCGAAACCATCGCCCGCAACCAGGCGAGCATGGACCTCTACGCCGCCCTCAGCGACCGGCCACGGGTCGAGCTCAATGCACCGCCACCGCCAAAACCTCGAGCCAAACGCCAGCCCAGCACAGACGCCACTGAAGCCGATGTCATGCGCGCGGTGTTCGACCTGCTGCGGGCGCATCGGCGCGTGGCGTGGTTCATGCGCCTGAACTCTGGCGCGGTGCAGGACGGTGACCGCTACACGGTGTTCTACCGGCTGTACATGCGGGGCGAGCCTGGGCGCACCAAGGGCGCAAGCGATTACCTCGGGCAGCTCACCGATGGCAGGCTGTTCCTGCTGGAGTGCAAGCGGCCCGGTGTGCGCAAGGGCACCATCGAGCAGGAGATGCTCATCGGCGCGTGCCAGGCCAACGGCGGCGTTGCGGGGATCGTGCAGTCGGTGGAGGATGCGCTAGTGTTGCTGGGGGAGCCGTGAGCGACCACCAGCCAGCGCACTCACCACGCGACACGTACCGGGCGTCGGCGTGCGATGGTAAGGTCAGTTTTTCATCGTTCACTCAGGCCCAGCTCGTCGCCGTGCGTGGCACCAGGCGCGGCAAGTCTCGGCAGGTGTACCACTGCACTTTCTGCCATCAGTTTCACCTCGGGCGCAGGCCCATCAACCAGCGGCAGCGCCGCAGAGAGACGATAGATGACGACGTATGAGAACACGAATCGCGGGATTCTGGCCCGCAACGACAAGCAGGGCAACGAATCGAGGCCGGATTACCGGGGCAGCATCAACGTGGCCGGCGTTGAATACTGGATCAGTGGCTGGCTCCGCGAAGGCCGCGAGGGGACGAAGCTCGAGGGGCAGAAGTACATGTCCCTCAGCGTGCAGCCGAAGGATGCCCAGCCGGCATATGCGCCTGCGTCGGCTCCTGTGGCAGCGCCAGCACCTCGAGCCGTGATCCATGACCGCGCCCCGGTGCCGCCTGTGCCGCGCGCTGCGGTAAAGACCGGCACGGCGTTTGATGACATGGATTCGGATATCCCGTTCTGACGCTTGACGATGGCCTGCTGGTGCGGGCTATACTGACCATCCCCCGCTGGTTGTTTGGGCCGGCCAGCGGGCGCGCAGCAGCGCAACCGTAGTGCCCGAAGGAGTGAGCCATGCTCATCAGTGCCAATCGGTCGGAGACCGAGGGATGGCGGGTTGACCGCCTGAAGAAAGCCCGTTACTGTTTCTGCGCGATTTACGGGATTTCTGAACAACAAGCATCGACGCTGATCGATGCGATCTATGACCATAAGGGAATCCTTACGGTTATGTGGAACCGGCAGCAGAAGCCGACCCCGGAACAGGTGCGAGCATGGGGGTTGGCGTGGGAGTTCTGTGACGAGGCGAAAGAGAACGTCACGCACAACGACCCAGACATGATGTGGCTGGTTCCTGCTGCTGACCCTGATCCGATCTGACCATGGCCGGCCTCGACTTCGACGGCCTGGCCCGTCAACTGCTCGCATCGGCTGAATCTCACCTCGCATCCTGGCTACCCGGAGGCCGCAAACGCGGCACTGCATGGGTGGCTGGAGACCTCAGCGGGGCTTCCGGTCAGTCGCTCAAGGTCAACATCACCACAGGTGCGTGGTCGGACTTCGCTACAGGCGATCACGGCAGCGACCTCATCAGCTTGTACGCGGCCATCCACGGCCTGCCGATGGGCGATGCGTTCTGGCAGCTCGGCGGCGAATCCAAGCCAGTTGCTCGCGTCAACGGCACGCATCGGCCGCAGCCGCCAGCAGAGCCAGCTCGGCGCGTGGTAACGCCCGTTCCAGAGGCCAGCGCAGACTGCGTTTGCGTGCATCCGCACTTGGGCAAGCCATCGCAGCGGTGGACGTACTTCGACGGCAACGGCGAGGTGCTGGGCTACGTTGCACGTTACGACCCTGCAGGAGACCGAAAGCAGATCATCCCGTGGACATGGGACGGGGATGCTTGGGGCATGGGCCAGTGGCCCGCTCCGAGGCCGCTGTATGGGCTGCAGGAGCTCGAGGCGCGTCCTGATGCTGCTGTGCTGGTGGTAGAGGGCGAGAAGGCCGCAGACGCTGCGCGCAGGTTCGCCACGCCATATGCGGTGGTCACATGGCCGGCAGGCGCGATGGCGGTGGACAAAGCCGACTGGACGCCGCTGAAGGGCCGCAAGGTGCTCCTGTGGCCAGACGCAGATGAGCCTGGCAAAAAGGCCATGCAGCGTGTGGCACAGATCATTGCCGGGGATGCAGCCGAGGTCAAGGTGCTGGACGTATCGGGCCAGCCTGATGGGTGGGATGCGGCTGATGCCGGGTTCGATTCGTGGCAGGCGTGCAAGGCGTGGATGGTGCCGCGTGCGTCCGTCTGGGCACCCGCTGCCCCGACGCCCCCGGCCCTGCCCGCACCGCCCCAAGCGACCGAAATCATCGACCCTGAAACCGGCGAAGTCGAACCCCTGCCGCCCGAGTTCTCCGACGACTCGCTTGCGCTCGAGTTCGTGGCGCAGTACGGGGCCGGCCTGCGGTGGACGCCAGGCATGGGCTGGATGCACGACGAGGGCACGCACTGGAAACGAGACGAGCACCTAATCCGGTTCGACCTCGCCCGCAAGGCGGCCCGGTCGCAGGCGATGTTGGCTGACGCCAAGGTGCGCAAGGCCATCACCAGCGCCAAAACAGTCAACGCGCTGCTGTTCCTCGCACAGTCCGACCCCAATATCGTGGTGCCAGCATCGCAGTGGGACAACGACCCGCTGATGCTGAACACGCCTGCAGGTCTGGTCGATCTACGCACCGGAAAACTGCACGAACGCAATCGCGCACAGTATCTGACGCAGATTGCCAGAGTATCGCCAGATAATCAGCAGACGACAGAAAACTGGTTGCGGTTCATATCCGACGTATTCAACAACGACGCCGACACAATCGAGTTTGTGCAGCGCATGTGCGGGTATTGCCTCTCGGGAGACAGGCGCGAGCAGAAACTGTTTTTTGCCCACGGTCAGGGTAGCAACGGTAAATCCACGCTGCTGGACATACTCATGTGGATCATGGGTTCTTACGCGCTGAAGCTGCCCACGACAGTGCTGATGATGACCAAGACCGACCGGCATCCGACCGAGCTGGCCCAGCTGCACGGCAAGCGCCTGGCGGTCAGCAATGAGCTCGAGGAGGGAAGTTTCTGGGCCGAGGCGCGGATCAAGGAGCTCACCGGGGACGAAACACTGACGGCGCGGTTCATGCGGCAGGACAACTTCACGTTCACCATGAGCCACAAGCACCTGATCGCTGGCAACCACAAGCCACGGCTCAAGGGCGGCGACCCTGCGATGGCCCGCCGCATGGTGCTGCTGCCGTTCCTGCAGAAGTTTGAGGGCCGCGCCAAGGACATCAAGTTGCCCGAGAAATTGAAGGCCGAGGCGCCCGGCATCATGGCCTGGATCATCGACGGGGCGCGCAAGTGGTACGCGGACGGCTTGGCGATTCCTGGCAACGTGGAGGACGCCAGCCGCGACTATATGGCCGAGCACGACGACATCGCCATGTGGATGGAGGAATGCTGCAAGGTCGAGAATGGCACGTTCGCCAAGTCGTCGGATCTGTACGCCAGCTTCAGGCGCTGGAAGCGCGCCAGGGGCGAGCATGAGCCTTCGCAGACGGTGTGGGGTGAGAAGATGAGCGTTGTACCCGGATTGCAGAAGGTGAAGCGGGCTGGCGTGATGACGGTCAAGGGCTTGGACTTGACGGCCGCGGAGAAGGCCAAGGGGCTGGAAAACGCTTAAAAATGAGGCAAGGGGAGGGTTGGGGAGGGTTATCCGGTTATATACGTCACCCGCGCGCCCGCACGCGATACCCTGTAAATGGTTCAACCCTCCCCTAGTCTCCCCGTGAGCGGTCACTAACTTATCCGTGCATCGTGCATTTTTGCAACACCTCTTGCACCCCTGCGCTGGGCCGTGCTATAAGCCCACCTACGCTGCGCCTCGCTGGCCGCCTCCGATGACCCACGACGTCGCCACCTTCGTCATGTTCCTGCTGCGCTCGAGCGTCGATGCGCACCTGATGCATTGGGAAACCGACAGTTTCTCCAAGCACACCGCGCTGGGCGAGTATTACGATGGTATCGTGCAGAAAACCGATGCGCTGGCCGAGGCGTATATGGGTGCGCATGAGAAACTGCGATTTGGCGCGGGTGACCCCATCGAATATCTGAAGAAAATGCAATCCTTCGTTTCGGAATCCCGCGAGCACTTGCCGCAGGATACTGAACTGCAGAATCTGGTCGATGAGATCGCAGCACTCATCGATTCCACGCTGTACAAGCTGCGATTTCTGAATTGACCGCGCCGAGCTGGCGCCACCGATCACATTCCCTCAAGGAGCACCACCATGAAATCCAAGGGCAACCCCTACATGCAACCCGCCGGCTACGGCGTCCAGGCCAAGATTCCCGCGCAAGCAACCGCTGGACGCTCCGGGGCCACCAAGGCCGGCGTCGGCATGGGCGTCATGGACCGTTGCGGCCCCGACAACCGCTTCGCGGGCGGCAGCCACAGCGGCGTGCAGTACGTCCACGGGCGCAAATCGCATCAGCCCGGCTGACCCACGCGGGTGGCGTTTCGATGAACTGCGGTTCCTGCCGATGGTGGTCCCCGGACCCTGTGCTGGGCCAGTGCCGGCGGTATCCGCAGATCGTGACCAAGCACCACACCGATTGGTGCGGCGAGTATCGCCCGAGCGAACTCCCCATCATGAGCCTGACCACTCCGCAGGCTGAGCCGCCGCCCAAACGACGCGGCAGGCCGCCAAAGACCAAACCAGCATGACCTGTCCGATCCGACCTCTGCGCGACCGCATCGTGGTCAAACCTCGAGCTCGACACCTGAGCGACATCATCCATGTGGTGAACCGCGAGCCGTTCAACGAGGGCACTATCGTCGCCGTGGGGCCGCTGGTGGAGCAGGCCAAGGTGGGCGATTTCGTCAAGTACGGAAACGGCGATTACCTGAACTGGCCGACGCAGCGATTCGACGGCCAGGATTACCAGATCATCCAAGAGGCCGATGTCTGCGCTGTCGTGGAATTCGACAACGAGCAGGCGAAGGCGGCATAATCCGGCAAAATCGATCACCTGAGAGGAACACACCATGACCAACAGCATCGCAGTAGGCGTCGCATACAGCGACCCCGAGCTCGACGGCGCTATCATCGGCGCAGCAGCGACCGCCACGCCGGCAGGCACTGTCGGTTTTTACGGCAAGACGCCCGTGGTTCAGCGAGCCGCCGCGCTCCAAGCCGCCAGCGTTGTGAGCGCCACCAGCTGGGCCAGCGTCGTGTCGAATCAGGCCGCGTTCAATGCGGAGGTCGCCGCTACGCTCACCGGCCTCGGGCTTTGGAAGGGCGCCGCGTGACCAAGAAATCGGTCAGCCTGAGCGTCGGTCGCGGTGAGAAACTGCCGGCCAGCCAAGGAGCTGGGCTGACCGCCAAGGGTCGAGCGAAGTACAATGCGGCCACCGGCAGCAACCTGAAGCCGCCAGCGCCGAACCCCAAGACCGAGGCCGACAAGGGCCGCAAGGCCAGTTTCTGTGCCCGTATGGGCGCTGTCGCGGCCAAGGCCAAGGACGGCGAACGTGCCAAGGCGGCGCTGAAGCGTTGGAAGTGCTGACCGCGCGCCAGAATCAGCATCGGAATCGACATGCCGCTGAAAACCCCTCCCGGCCTCTACGCCAACATCCACGCCAAGCGCGAGCGCATTGAAGCGCAGAAGGCCGCCGGCAAGACGCCTGAGCGCATGCGCAAGCCTGGCGCCAAGGGTGCACCGACTGCCGAGGCGTTCCGCGAGTCGGCGAAGACCGCTAAGAAGCGCTGAGAGGAACCGAGATGCCGCTGGTGAAGTCGAAGTCCGAGGCCGCGTTCAAAAAGAACGTGAAGACCGAAATTGCCCACGGCAAGCCGCCGAAGCAGGCCATTGCTATCGCTTACGCGACGAAACGGGCGGCGGCAAAGCCGGCGAAGAAAAAGTAAACAGCGCAAGGATTTGCGCATTGCACAATGGGAGCACCCTTCGGAAATGCCAACGGCGCCAAGCAGCGGATGTTTTACGACAAGCTGCGCCTGGTGCTCACGCAAGATCCAACTCGCCTGCGCAAGATCGCCGAGCAACTGGTGAGCAAGGCCGAGGAGGGCGAGGCGTGGGCGATCAAGGAGCTCATTGACCGCGTGGACGGCAAATCCGTGCAGGCCATGACCGTCGCCAACGAAGACGGGTCGCCCCTACTGGCCGGCATCCGCGTGGAGTTCATCCGGCCAGGCTCGACGCCCAGCGCCGCGCCGGCGGCCGCGCCCGAGGTCGCCGATGGAAGCCCAGGCCGTCTTCCCTGAAAAGCTGTCCTGCCTGTTCGACCCGCCCCGGTCGCGCTATCGCGTGCTGTATGGCGGGCGAGGCGGCGCGAAATCCTGGGGCATCGCTCGGGCGCTGTTAATCAAAGCCGCCCAGGCCCCGGTGCGCATCCTGTGCGCTCGAGAGTTTCAGACCAGCATCCGCGATTCGGTCCACAAACTGCTGGTGGATCAGATCACCGCGATGGGCATGATGGGTCTGTTTGAGGTCACGCAGAGCAGCATTCGCGGTCTGAATGGCAGCGAGTTCTTCTTCGTGGGCCTGAAGAACAACATCAGCAACATCAAGTCGTTTGAGGGCGTGGACATCTGCTGGGTCGAGGAAGCGCAGACCGTCAGCCGCATGAGCTGGAACGTGCTCATCCCGACCATCCGCAAGGAACACTCAGAAATCTGGGTGTCGTTCAACCCCGAGCTCGAGCAGGACGAGACCTACCAGCGGTTCGTCGTCAGCCCGCCGCCGAACGCGGTGGTGCAGAAGATCAACTGGTCTGACAACCCGTGGTTTCCTGAAACGCTGCGCGCCGAGAAAGACGCGCTGAAAGCGCGTGATCCTGCGGCCTACGCAACCGTGTGGGAAGGCGTCTGCCGGCAGACGGTGGATGGCGCGATCTTCGCCCGCGAACTTGAGATGGCCGACATCGATGGCCGCATCGGGCGCGTGCCCTACGATCCCGTCAAGCCTGTGCATGCGGTGTGGGACTTGGGCTGGAGCGACCAGACGGCGATCTGGTTCGTGCAGTTCATTGGCATGGAAACGCGGCTGATCCGGTACATCGAGGACAGCCAGAAGACCATCACGTATTACTTGGCTGAGCTGCAGAAGTTCGGCTACGTCTACGACACGATGCACCTGCCGCACGACGCGCAGAACAAGACGCTGGCCGCCAACGGGCGCAGCATCGAGGAGATCGTGCGCGCAGCTGGGCATCATGTGTCCATCTTGCCCAAGGTGCCCGTTGCCGACAGCATCAACGCAGCGCGCACCATCTTCGCCAACTGCTGGTTCGACCGCGAGAATGCCGGCGAGGGCCTGAACTGCCTGCGTCACTACCGCTATGAGGTCGATCCCGACACGGGCCAGTTCAGCCGCAACCCGCTGCATGACCAGTACAGCCACGGTGCAGACGCATTCCGCTACATCGGGCTGATGATCCGCGAGCCGCGCAGGGCGCAGCGCCGCGTGCCGCAGCCGCAGTTCGTGCGCGCTGACTCGCACGCCTGGATGGGCTGATCCGGCCCACCGAACCACACACAGGAGCCTACGATGGCCTACCAGACCGCCGACATGAGCGATGACCCGCGCATCAGCGCCGCAATGAAACTGCTGCGCACGGTGGCCGAAGCCGACAGCGCGAACCGCCGCGAGGCGCTCGAGGATCTGAAATTCTCAGCCGGCGACCAGTGGCCGGTGGAGCTCCAGAACTCGCGCAACCTCGAGGCCAGGCCGTGCCTGACGATCAACAAGGTCGATGCTTACGTGCGCCAGGTCTGCAACCAACAGCGCCAGCAGCGCCCGCGCATCAAGGTTCATCCGACGAACACGGCGGCCGACGCGAAGGTGGCCCAGGTGCTCGAGGGCATCACGCGGCACATCGAGGTCAACAGCAACGCCGACGCGGCCTACGACCACGCCTTTGAGTACGCCGTGCGGATGGGCTGGGGTTACTGGCGCATCGTGACGGACTATGTGCGCGAGGACTCGTTTGAGCAGGAAATTTTCATCCAGCCCATCGACAACCCGTTCACCGTGTATTTCGACCCGCACAGCACCGCGCCTGACGGCAGCGACGCCGAGCAGTGCCTGGTGACCAGCGTGATGTCGAAGACCGAGTTCCGCGCGATGTACCCCGACGCGGATGACGGCACCGGATTCCTAGCTCGCAGCACGGGAGATGCGAACGCCGAGTGGATCATGCGCGAGGACATCCGCGTGGCCGAATACTTCCACTTTGAGCGCAAGGCCGACCAGCTGCTGCTGCTGTCCGATGGCACGCGCGTGTTCGCCAGCGAGGCCCCGAGCGAGGAGGTCATGCTGCAGGACGGCGTGTACATTGTCGCGCGCCGGCCGTCGGTCAAGAAGCAGCTCAAGTGGTGCAAGCTCACCGCGCTGCAGGTGCTCGAGGAGCGCGATCTCGACGGGCGTTACATCCCCGTCGTGCCCGTCTACGGCATGCGCCTGACGGTCGAGGACAAGCGCAAGAAGATCGGCTTGGTGCGCTACGCCAAAGACCCGCAGCGGATGTACAACTTCTGGCGCACCAGCATGACCGAGAGTGTCGCGCTTGCGCCGAAGGCCAAGTGGCTGCTCGCCGAGGGCCAAGATGAGGGCCATGAGACCGAGTGGGCGCAGGCGAACACGCGCTCGGCCCCGGTGTTGCGCTACAAGCAGACCGACATCGAGGGGCGCCAGGCGCCGCCCCCGACCCGCCTGCAGCCCGAACCGCCTCCATCTGGCGTGCTGGCTGCGGCAGAGACAGTCGCGTTCGACCTGCAGACGGTCATCGGCATCATGGACCCGTCGCAACTGCCCACGGGGAATATCTCAGGGAAGGCGTTGTCCGGTCAGCAGCAGCAGATCGACATGACGAACTTCCATTTCTACGACAACCTGACGCGCAGCATCCGGCACACGGGCAAGATCATTCTGGACCTCGTGCCCTACGTCTACAGCGAGCAGCGCGTCATGCGCATCATCGGCACCGACGGCCAGCCCGATCTGGTGACGATCAATGAGCGCGTGCAGGAAGCGATGGGCGCATTCAAGGTCGTCAACGATGTCACCGTGGGCGAGTTCGATGTGGTGATGGACACCGGACCGGGCTACCAGAGCAAGCGCATGCAGGCAGTCGAAGCCATGCTGCCGCTGCTGGGCGCGAACGAGCAACTGTTCCAGGCCGCTGGCGATCTGGTGTTCCGCAACATGGACTTTCCCGGCGCCGAGGTCATCGCAGACCGGCTGGCTGCGGTGAACCCGCTGGCGCAGATTGACGAGAAATCCGATGTCCCGCCCCAGGTGCAGATGCAGCTTGCGCAGTCGAAGGCGATGATTGAGGACATGCAGCAGCAGCTGCAGGCCATGCAGATGGCGATCAAGACGCGCCAGGATGTCGAGGGCATCAAGCAAGAGGGCGCTGACCGCCGCATGCTGATGCAGCTCACCAGCAGGGCGCACAACACCGACACGATCAACGAGGCGCGGGCCAACCAGACTGCGGTGCAAGCCATCGCCGGTCAGAACAAGGCCGAACTGGATGCGATGACCAAGCTGATCCTCGCCGGCGTCGATCTGAGCGCGCTGCGGGCAGAGATTCAGCGCAGAGACATTGAGCTCGCGGCGTCTGCCGTGTATGCCGAGCAGGATGTCGGCGACACCGGCAATCCGTTCATCATTCGCCAGTAAATTGACAGTGAAAGAATCTGTCGTACCATATTGAAATCCCACGGCAGGATATGCCGGCAAATCCTTCGGACAACCGATGACAGAAGCAGCAACCGCAGAACGTCCCCAGGCCCAGCATGTCGTGACGAGCGACAATCTGGCCGAATTTCAGCTCAAGCGCATGGGCTTAGCTGAGCCGACGCCGCCCGCAGCCGATCCGACCCCGGAACCGGCCGCCGAAGCGCAGGCCCAGAGTGAGCCGGCACCCGAGCAGACCGAAGCGGAAGCGCAGCCCGAACCCGAGAGAAGGCCCAATCCGAAGCTGGAGCGACGTTTCAGCGATCTGACGAAGGCGCGCAAGGAAGCCGAGGCGAAAGCCGAAGCCGAGGCCGCCCGAGTCCGAGAGCTGGAGGCGAAACTCCAGGCGCTGCAACAGGGACAGGCGCCTGCCGCAGAGCCGGCCCAGCCCGCGCAGGTCGCGCAGGCAGACGCCGAGCCGCAGCCGGGTGACTTCAGCGATGCTTTTGAGTACGCGAGAGCGCTTGCCAAGTGGTCATCCGACCAGGCGGTCAAGCGCGTCAAGGCCGAAGAAGCAGATCGCAAGGCCAACGAAACGCGCCAGCAGGTCATCACCGCTTGGGCTGACCGCGTGACGAAGGCCAAGGCCGAGATGCCCGACTTTGGTGACATGGTGACCTCCTCGGAGGTTCAGGTCACCGATGCCGTGCGCGACGCCATCCTTGAGTCCGAGGTCGGGCCGAGGATTCTGTACCACCTTGCAGAGAACCCGGAACTGGGCAAAAAACTCGCCGGCATGACGGTCGCCGCGCAACTGCGCGAGATCGGCAAGCTGGAAGGCCGGTTCGAGGCCGGCAGACCTAACACGACCGAGGCGCCCGCGCCTGCACCTGTGGCCGCCGTGCTCAGGCCGCGCGCAGCCGCCCCGATCACCCCCATCAAGGCCGTGGCAGCGGGCGCTGCCGCTGAGGTGGACAGCACCGGAGAATTTCGGGGCAGTTACCAACAGTGGAAGCAGATGCGCAGGGCCGGCAAGATCAAGTGAATCGAAGCCGCAGGCTGAGATTTATCACACACACCGAGAGGAATCGCCATGAGCAACACCTTGCTCACCATCAGCAAGATCACCAACGAGGCCTTGATGGTCCTCGAGAACGAACTCACCTTCACGGGTGAGGTGGACCGCAACTACGACGACCAGTTCGCCGTGGTGGGCGCCAAGATCGGCGCGACGGTCAACGTGCGTCGTCCGGGCCGTTTCATCGGCACGACCGGACCGAACCTGAACGTGGAAGACTTCAACGAGACGAGCGTGCCCGTTACGCTCGACACGCAGTTCCACGTGGACACGCAGTTCACGACGCAGGATCTGGCCCTGTCGCTGGACATGTTCAGCGACCGCGTGCTCAAGCCCGCCGTGGCCGCGATCGCCAACAAGATCGACTACGACGGCTTGGGCATGGCCCGCCTGAAGACCGCCAACATCGTGGGCACGGCCGGCACCCCGCCGACCTCGCTGCTGACGTACTTGACGGCGCAGGCGTATCTGGACGCCGAAGGCGCCCCGCGCGACGGCCGGCGTTCGTGCCTGGTCGAGCCGTTCACCTCGGCGACCATCGTGGACAGCCTGAAGGGCCTTTTTAACCCCGCCAAGCAGGTTTCCGACCAGTTTGAGAAGGGCCTGATGGGCGTGGACAGCGCCGGCATGAAGTGGAAGATGGATCAGAACGTCGGGGCGCAGACCTTCGGCGCCTGGACCACGACCGCTTCGACGCTGACGGCGAACACGACCTCCATCGGCATCTCCTCGGGCTGGGCATCGTCGTCGACCATCACCCTGACGCACGGTGGTGGTCTGACGCTGCGCGCGGGTGACGTCATCACCATCGGCAACGTGTTCGCGGTGAACCCGCAGAACCGCCAAGCCTACGGGTCGAACCGTCTGCGCAACTTCGTCGTAAATTCGACGGTGACCGGCACGGGATCCTCGACGATTTCGGTGTCCGTGTCGCCTGCGATCATCACGGCGGGCCAGTTCCAGAACGTGACGATCCCGACGACCTCGGCCACCGCGACGGTCACCCCGTTCAGCATCGGCACTTCGGCTGTGGGCACCGTGTCGCCGCAGAACATCGTGATGCACCGCAATGCGTTCACGCTGGCGATGGCCGATCTCGAGATGCCCGACGGCGTCCACTTCGCCGGCCGCGCGTCGGACAAGGAGCTGGGCCTCTCGATCCGCGTCGTGCGCCAGTACACGATCAACAACGACAGCATCCCGACCCGTCTGGATGTGCTCTACGGCTGGGCACCGCTCTATCCCGAGCTTGCCTGCCGCGTGGCCGCCTGACGCAACTGACATAGGAGGACCACAAGATGGCCGCACCGAATAGCACCACCACCGAGCTCTACCTGTTCCAAGGCAACGCCGCCGATGGCGTCCTGCTGGGCACCGCGACGGGCAAGATGGGTTTCTACGGCATCACGCCGGCCACGCAACGCGCGGCAGCCGTGCAAGCCGCGTCCCTTGTCTCGGCGACGAGCTGGGCGTCTGCGGTGAGCAACCAAGCGGCGTTCAACGCTGAAGTGGCAGCCTGCCTGACGGGCCTCGGCCTGTGGAAGGGCGCGGCCTGATGGCCGCAGGCCGGCCGGCGTAACTGCTGGCCGGCTGTTCATGCTGTCCGAAAGGGCGGCCGGCGCGGGGCTTTTGGACTCCGCGCCAAAGATTCTCAAAAGGGCGCCATGTCCGACGCAAAGAAGAAGGTCGTGTTCTGCTTGCCGACGATCAAGCGCCCCTACCAGCAATGTCTGGACGCGCTTGAGGCGTCTGTGCCGCTCATCCAGGCCGCCGGGTGGGATGACGCGATGGTCAGCGAGGTCGGCAATCCGTACATCTCGGCCGCTCGAGCCACGATGCTGCGCAAGGCGCTGGACGCCAAGGCCGATGTGATCGTGTTCATCGACCACGACCTGAGCTGGCGGCCGCGCGACCTGATGACGCTCATCAACACGCCAGGCGATGTCGTGGCTGGCACCTATCGGTTCAAGTATCCCGACGCCGATGATGTGTCCTACATGGGCACGATCCACAGCGACGCCGCTGGGCATCCTGTGGTGCGCGAAGACGGCGCAATCAAGGCCCGTCTGGTGCCTGCGGGGTT